TATGATTTCAGGATTATCTTATTACTTATCTATGAAGTTTGCACCACAACGAACACAGGAGATGAAGTTGTTGTACGAGGATGAATTAGCTAGAGCATTGTCTGAAGATGGTTCTGCAGCTAGCACGTTTATTACTCCGAAGACATACTATCCAAATATATAATGGCTAGATTTGCAAAAGGTAGTAGAGCATTAGCAATCTCTGACAGATCAGGGGCAGCTTTTCCATATAGAGAAATGGTTAAAGAGTGGACTGGTGCGTGGGTACATAGATCAGAATTTGAACCTAAACAACCACAACTACAACCACATCCAGTAGCATCTGATCCACAAGGATTAATGCATGCAAGACCTGCAAGAGTTGAGTTTCCTACATTAGATGTTTTACCAAATAATCCTTTTCAAACGTATCAAGTAGGTTCAGCTATTGTAAACGTTTTATTACCAGGTCATGGTTATACAACAGGTGATGTAAAAAGATTTAGAGGTTCACCAGGAACAGCAGGTGCTTTTAGCACTCCGAATGGAGTAGGAGGAATAACAGGATCTACAATTGCAAAAGCTGCTGGATATACTATAACTGTAGGAAAATATATTAACGGTGCTACAAATACAAATGGGTCTAACGGAACAGATTGGTTTCATTTTAGTGCTGATACAAACGCAACAAGTGTTGTAAACGGAGGAGGAGGATACCCAGTCTCAGTTGGACCGGTAACCTTAGAAGCATAATGGCTGGATATACATACGCAAATTTAACAACAGATATTAGAAACTATACAGAAGTAGACGCTAACGTGTTTACTGCTGCTGTTATAAATAGATTTATAGAAAATGCAGAACACAGAATTAATTTAGATATTCCAATGGATTCAGACAGAATTCAAGCAGAAGCACAATTTGCTACAGATTTTAATAGTATTACAGTTCCAACAAAAGCTTTATTTATAAGAGGTGTTCAAGTATTTAATTCAACAAGTGCTACTACAGGTGAAGGAGTATGGTTAGAAAGACGTGATCAAACTTTTATAACCGAGTATGTAGGAGAGCTTACAGGTACTGAAGGAGGTACCGCAGGTCAAGATACAACAGGACTTCCTAAATATTACTCTATGTTTGGTGGGGCTACAACAGGAACTAATACTGCCACATCAGGAGCTATATTTGTTGCTCCTACACCAGATCAAAATTACAAATACATTATTCATTATAATGCTCAACCAACTGGTTTAGAGACAAATACTGATGGAACTTATGTAAGTAATTACTTTCCACAAGGTCTATTATATGCATGTCTAGTAGAAGCTTTTATGTTTTTAAAAGGTCCACAAGACATGTTGACACTATATGAAAATAGATATAAAACTGAACTACAAAAGTTTGCAGCGATGCAAGTTGGAAGAAGAAGACGAGACGATTACACGGATGGAACAATAAGAATACCAATCGAGTCAGCGCCTCAGTAATTAGGAGAAAAAATTTATGACAATATCATCAGCAATTTGTAATAGTTTTAAACAAGAAATTTTAGTTGGTACACACAATTTTACAGCATCGTCTGGAAACAGTTTTAAAATAGCTTTATATCAAAGTGATGCATCTTTAGGTGCAGGAACTACAGCGTATTCTACTTCAGAAGAAATAACTAACACATCAGGATCAGCTTATACAGCTGGTGGAAAAGTAATTACAAGTGTTACTCCAGCTTTAGATGGATCAACAGCTTGTTGTGATTTTGCAGACGTAAGTTTTACTTCTGCTTCTTTTACAGCTAACGGTTGTTTAATATATAACGATACACAATCAGACAAAGCATGTGCAGTAATTGCTTTTGGTGGTGACAAAACTGTATCAAGCGGAACTTTTACAATTCAATTTCCAACAGCAGACGCATCTAACGCAATTATTCGTATAGCGTAAGGAGGATCTCCTTATGGCATCAACCTGGGGCAATAATACTTGGGGATCCAACGAGTGGGCCGATGACACAATTACTGTTATTCTATCAGGTCAATCATCAACATCATCAGTAGGTTCTCTAGAAGCTTTCAATGAAGAAGGTTGGGGTAGACAAGAATGGGGTAATTCTGGTTGGGGTGTTGAATACGCTGTTTCTCTTTCTGGTCAATCAGCAACTTCTGCAAATGGAAGTTTAACCACTTTTGATACACAAACTGTTTCATTAACAGGTGTTAGTTCAACCGCAAATGTTGGTTCTCCTACTTTAGATTTAACTTCTGTTATAGCTTTAACAGGTCAAGGAGCTACATCTCAATTAGGTGATTTTGATAATGCAGGAACTTTAGTTGGTTGGGGTAGAAATGGTTGGGGTGAAGAGCCTTACGGAGATTCATTTAATAAATTAGTTCAACCAGCAGGGTTAAGTGCTACTGCTTCTAATGGTAGTTTAACTTTAGATTTAACTTCTGTAATAATTCCAACAGGTCAAAGTGCTACGTCAAGTGTTGGTGCTTTAACTTTAGATTTAACTTCTGTAATATCTCCTACAGGTCAAAGTGCTACAACAAGTGTAGGTTCTTTAACCACAGAAATTGGTCAAACTTTAACAGGTCAATCTGCTACATCGGCAGTTGGTGGAATAATTCTTGATGCATTAACCGAGCAACCAACAGGACAAGAAGCAACTTCTGCAGTAGGTGATTTAACAGTTGGCGTAGGAATTCCATTAACTGGTGTATCAGCTACATCTTCTGTAGGATCTTTAGTTTCAGAAATAGGAGTTCCGTTATCCGGGGTTAGTGCTACATCAGCAGTTGGTACAATATCTCCTACACCTATGACAATAGGATTAACAGGACAATTAGCAACATCTAGTGTTGGTACAGGAGTAGCTTTCCCAGGCACCTATGAAAAACTTGATCCTAAAACAAGTACAGGGTATACACCTGAAACACCAAAAACGTCAGTTAGTGGTTACTCAACTAAGACGCCAAAGAATACAACAGGGTACGCAACTAAAACTCCTGCATAATTATGTTTGACTTAAAACTAAATAACCAATATAAATAAGAACAATTAGGAGATTAAATAATGGCTTCAACATACACACCTCTTGGCATAGAGCTAATGGCTACCGGTGAAAACGCTGGTACTTGGGGAACAAAAACAAATACGAATTTAAATATCATAGAGCAAATCTCTGGTGGTTATAAAGTACAAACTTTAAATGCAGCAGGAGCAGGAGCCAATACTACAGCACTAACAGAAGCAGATGGTGCGACAGGAGCTACAGTTGCAACAAGAATAATTGTTCTTGGTGCAGAATCTCCACAAACAATTTCAGGAAATAAAATAGTAACTTTTCCAGTAGGTGTAGAAAACTTTTATCTTATTAAAAACAGCACATCAGGTGCAAACACAGTTCAATTAAAAGCAGCTTCGGGTTCAGGTGCAACAGTAACATGGTCAGCAACTGAAAAAAGTTGGAAGCTTGTATATTTTGATGGTGTAGCAACTAACACAGGTGTTTATGAAATAGCTTTAGCTTCACCTCCAGGTGGATCAAACACAGAAGTTCAATTCAATAACTCAGGATCATTTGGTGGTTCTGAAAATTTAGCATGGGATGGAAGTAATTTACAGATTGGTGATCAAGGTGATCTAAGATTAGGTGATGCAGACAATTCTCATTACATAGCTTTACAAGCTCCCTCTACAGTTGCATCTAATGTAACTTTAACTTTCCCTGCAACAGATGGGAATGCAGATCAATTTTTACAAACAAATGGTTCAGGTGTTTTAGCTTGGTCTGATGTTTCAGGTGGTACTTCATGGCAAGCAGTTAAAACTTCTACTTTCACAGCAGTAGCTGGTGAAGGTTATTTTATTAATACTACAGGTGGTGCAATAGAAATGGATTTACCTGCAGGAAGCATTGGTGATGAAATAGCATTTATAGATTATGCAGGAACATTTGACACGAACGCATTAACAATCGATCAAAACGGAACAGAAAAAATTGCAGGATCAACAGATCCTTTAACGGTTTCAACAGAAAGAGCAGCAAACACTTTAGTATATGTAGACGGAACCCAGGGCTGGCTCTTAAAGAATAATTAAGGAGACTGATGGCTACTTATAAAGAAATAGTAGGTCAGAAGATTACAAAATTAACTTCTGATCCAAGTGAACCTAAAACAGGACAAATGTGGTATAACTCTACCATTGGAACTCTTAGAGGATTAGGTGTTGTTTCAGCATGGTCAAGTGGTGGTTCTGCTATCACAGCTCGTCAAGCAGGAGGAGCTGCAGGTCAAGGCCCTCAAACAGCTGGTTTAATGTTTGGTGGTTATACACCTCCTCCTTTTTCTAGTTTAACTGAAGAATATAATGGCTCTGGTTTTTCAACTGGTGGAGCTTTACCCGCTGCAGTCGCAGATAATAGAGGAGCAGGGACACAAACAGCAGCTTTATCTTTTATGGGTTTATCTAATCCATCTACATTCGTAAACGCTTCATTTGAATATGATGGCTCTTCATGGGGTAGTCCTACAAGTATGAACACATCTCGTTACAGTGGTGGTGGAGCAGGTATTCAAACAGCTGGACTAGCTTATGGTGGATTTACAACTACAACCTCTAATGCTACCGAAGAATATGATGGTTCTTCTTGGACAAGTGTAAATAATATGAGCACAGCAAGATATAGTTTTGGAACTGCAGGTATTCAAACTTCTGCAATAGCAGTTTCGGGAGTTACAACTACAAGAGTTGCAAATGTTGAAGAGTATGATGGAACAAATTGGACTGCAGGAACAAACTATCCAATAACAACTGGAGGAACTCAAGGTTTTGGTGCAACAAATACAGCAGCTATTTTTGCAGGAGGTGCAACTTCTCCACCAACTTTAGTTACAACTTGTAATTCATATAATGGAACTAGTTTTGCAAGTGTACCATCTTTATCAAATTCTGCATCAGGAGGTTACACTGGAGGATCTAACACTGCTGGACTTTATATGTCTGGTATTAGAACAGCTCCAGGAACATCTGCAGGAGATACAGAAGAATTTAATACTTCAACAAACACAATAACTGCAGCAGCATGGGCATCAGGTGGAAATTTAAATACATCAAGAAAAGCATTAGGTGGAGCTGGATCACCTACAGCAGCATTAGGTTTTGGTGGTTATAATCCAGGAAACAAAAATGAAACTGAAGAATATAATGGGACATCTTGGTCAGAACAAAATAATCTAAATTTAGCAAGAGGTTATATAGCTGGCGCTGGAACACAAACAGCAGCGTTAGGTTTTGGTGGTTATTCTGTAGGTTCAGGTAGTGTAAATAATACAGAAGAATACGATGGCTCATCTTGGACAAATGGTGGAAATTTATTATTAGGTAGAAATAACATGGGTGGATGTGGAACTCAAACTGCAGGTTTAGGTTTTGGCGGAGCACCTCCAAATAGTGATCAATCATTAGAATATGATGGTTCTAGTTGGACAGCAGGAAATCCTTTAAACGTAGCAAAACAAGCTTTGCGTGGAGCAGGAACACAAACAGCAGGGTTAGCAATGGGAGGATCGCCTAGTGATCTTCCATCTACTACAGAAGAATACAATGGAACATCTTGGACAACAGGTAATAATTTAAATGTAAATAGAAATAATGCTGCAGGTAATGGTATTCAAACAGCAGCGTTTCTTGCACAAGGTAATGCAGGTCATCCTGTAAGTCCTCAAAGTGCTGGCGCTGAAAATTATGATGGAACAAGTTGGAGAACCATAGTAAATTTACCAGCAGGAAAATCTCAAAGCGCAGGAGCAGGAACACAAGCAGCAGCATTAGTTTTTGGTGGATTTCCTTTAACAGCAGCAACATCAGAATTTGAACCAGAAACATCAACAGCTAACGTAACAAATTTTACAACGAGTTAATTATGACAACATATAGAAACATACACGGACGATCAATTAAAGCAGTAGCAACGGACCCAACAGCCGAGGTTAGTGAAGGAGAAATCTGGTACAACACAGGCAGTGATACTTTTAAAAGTATATTGTCTTCTGAAGCGTGGGTTAGTGGTGGAGCATTAGCTACAGCTAGAAGTAATTTAGCTGGTGCAGGTATTCAAACAGCAGCACTTGCTTTTGGTGGACAAACACCTGCAATGTCATCAGCAACAGAAGAGTATGATGGAAATGGTTGGACATCTGGTGGAGATTTAGGAACAGCAAGATACAAGCTAGCAGGCGCTGGTACACAAACTGCAGGTTTAGCAATTGGTGGAGGTGTACCACCTTCTAATACTGCCTCTGGTTTAACAGAAGAATATGGGGGAACATCTTGGACAGCAGGAGGTGCTTTAAGCACAGCTAGAAAAGAATTAGCAGGATGTGGAACACAAACCGCAGGTTTAGCGTTTGGTGGTAGAACAACTACTTTAACAAATGCAACAGAAGAATACAATGGATCAAGTTGGACAGCTGGAGGTAATTTAGGTGCAAATAAATATTTATTAGCAGGAGTCGGAATACAGACTGCTGGTCTTGCTTTTGGAGGTTTCTCTGGAACTGCGCTCAATGCAACAGAAGAATACGATGGATCAAGTTGGACAGCTGGTAATAATATGGGAACTGCTCAGTATCAATTAGGTAGCGCTGGTATTCAAACTTCTGCTTTAGGTTTCGGTGGTAGTGTTGGACCAAGAACACAACAAACAGAATTGTATGACGGAACTAATTGGTCAACAGGTCCAAATTTAGCTACAGGTAGGAATATATTAGCTGGAGCGGGAGCAAATAATACTGCAGCTTTAGCTTTTGGAGGATCAGTTCCTCCAGTAACATCTTTAACAGAAGAATTTACAAAATCAGCCACAGTCTTTACACCATCAGCATGGGCAGCAGGTGGAAATATGCCTGCAGGAAAAAGAGTTGGTGGGTCTTCAACTGGCGGAAGTGTAAGTGGTTTAACTTTTGGTGGAGATAATGTACCACAGGGACAAGGTATTCCTCAAGTTAAAACTACAGAAGAATATAATGGAACAGCTTGGACTGGAGGAGGAAACATTACAAATAATGTATCTGGTTCTGCAGGAGCTGGAACTCAGACAGCAATGATAGGAGCAACAGGATATTCTTTTCCGACACCTTGGACAACAGCGGGAGCTAGTTATATAGCAAATGCTTTTGAGTATGATGGTTCTTCATGGACTAACGTAACTGCTTACCCAACAACAGGGGTAGGTATGATGTCTCTTGGAACACAAACAGCATCTCTTTTTGGAGGAGGTGCACAAGGTGGATCTCCAGGTCCAGAGGCTAATCAAAAAAGTAAAGATTACAAAGAGTACAATGGATCTTCTTGGACAACAGGTGGAGCTTCAAACACATTTCACTCAAGAAGTGGAGGAGCAGGAGGGACTCAAACTGCAGGAATTATATATGGTGGTTATGATGGACCTGGGGGAAACCCATCTGGAAGATCAGATAAAGTAGAAGAATATAATGGCACAGCTTGGACAAGCGCAATAACAGCTCCTAAAGAAAGTGCTATTGGTTCTGGTTTTGGAACTCAAACAGCATTTTTATATAGTGGAGGACAAGAAAGTCCAATTCCTAACTCACCTGGCACAACTGGATTTAGTTTTACAACTTTAGTATATGATGGCACAACTATGAGAACTGATGCAAATACAGCTACAAGAAGAGTTTATTCAGGAGCTGATGGAGCAATAGGAACAGCAGCAGGTTTTGTTGCAGGGGGTGCTACTTCTTATAGTGCTCGTACAACTGCGACTGAAGAATATTCACAAGGATCATCAGCAATCAACGTTAAGACTTTGACTCAAAGTTAAACTATGATATACAAACTTAATTAAGGAGGACAAACTATGGCACACTTTATATATGGAGTAGCAACAAACACTGGAAAAGGATTCTTTACTGCAGAAGACAGAAGAGCATTCTTTCTTAGAGGTTATCCCGCAGATGTCTGGATGGTTGGAAACAACGTCTCTGGCGCAATGTGGTTAGCTGAAAAAGGCGGTGTTGAAAAAACTAAATCAGAAGCACAAGCTTTAATTGATGCAGAAATAACTGCAGCTCAAACTGCTTGGGATGCATTATCTGATGAAGAAAAAGCTAGACCAGGTAACGACAGACCAGCTGATGTAATACTGCCATAAGGATATTCTAATGGCAGATTACGCTGACATATACGGGAAACGTGTAAAAGAATTTACCAATGACCCTACGCTCAATTCGAGTTACGAGGGACAGGTTTGGTATAACGAAAATTCAGGAACATTAAGATCTGCTGTAGCCATCGAAGCATGGTCGAGTGGTTCAAATTTAATAACTGCAAAAGCTAGATACACTCAAGGTGGTGTTGGAACTCAAACAGCAGCATTAGCTGTTGGTGGATATTCTACAGGCATAGTAACAGAAACAGAAGAATATAACGGTTCTGGATGGTCAGCAGGAGGAGCTCTAGGAACTGGAAGATATGGTATTTATACAGCAGGAACTCAAACAGCTGGTTTAGCGGCAACAGGAAAAGGTCCTCCAGGTGTTGTTACAAACGTTGAAGAATATAATGGTAGTTCTTGGTCAGAAGTTAATAATAACTCAACAGGAAGATTTTTAGGAAGTTCTTGTGGAACTCAAACTGCAGGTTTAATTTATGGTGGAGCTGGTCCCAATAATCAGACAGAAGAATATGATGGTACTAATTGGACAAATGGTGGAAATTTAAATACTGCTAGAAATACAGGATTTTCTTCAGGGACTCAAACTGCAGGTTTAATTGCAGGAGGGGGACCTGGATCAGGTAACACAGCTGCATCAGAACATTACGATGGTTCTAGCTGGACAACAGTTAATTCTATGAACACTGCTAGAAGAAGTGGAGCACCATCTATAGCTGGATTACGAACTTCATCACTTGCTTTTGGTGGTTTTACAACAACAATGGTTACTAATACCGAAGCATATGATGGTACTACTTGGACTAACTCTCCTACTTTAGGAACTGCAAGATATGGTTTAGGTGGGGCAGGAGACTCTTCAGGTTCTGCTTTAGCTTTCGGTGGTCAAAATAATAGTGGTACTACTTATTCTCTAACAGAAGAATTTACAAAATCAATTAATACAATAACTGGTGCAGCATGGGCATCAGGTGGAAATTTAAACACAGGTAGGTATGGTTTAAGAGGAACAGGAACTCAAACAGCTATGGTTGTTGCAGGTGGTAATGTACCCCCTAACAGTAATACTGCTGTAGCAGAAGAATATAACGGTTCATCTTGGACTAACACAACTAGTTTACCTGCAGTAATACAAGATGGTAATATGACAGGAACAGAAACTGCTTCTATCTATGCAGGTGGTACTATTAATCCAGGTTCATATCCTGGAAATACTAATGCTTACAACGGATCAAGTTGGACTAGTGGTGGAAACATGAATACAGATGTTAGCCAATACGGTTTAACAGGAACTTCAACAGCTGCTGTTGCTTTTGGTGGTTATATAGGATCAGGTCCAGGTAGAACAGCTGATGTACAAAATTATAATGGATCAAGTTGGACAGCTAATCCAACTTCTTTACCAGCGGTAAGAGGTTTATTAAGAACTGCTGGAACTCAAACAGCAACATTTATGGCTGGTGGAAACGCTCCTCCAGGTCCTCAACCAGTAACTTCATTTAGTTATGACGGTTCTTCTTTTAGTTCCGAAGCTGACTCAATAGTTGGTATGGATGACCATGGAGCATGGGGCACAGCAACTGAAGCATATTTTATGGGTGGAGATCAACCAACAGGAACTGGTGGAACAGGTCCTAAAGCTGTAAATAATTTTTATTACAATGGAACATCTTGGGTTACTTCTGTAAATATGACTACTGGAAAAAATACATTTGGTTTTTCTAAAAGTCCAAATACAGCAGGTTTAGTATGTGGTGGAAATGGACCAAGTGCGCATATGAATACAACAGAAGAATTTACAGGTGAAACATCTGTAGCTACAGCTAAAACATTGACAACTAGTTAATAAACGTTATATATAAAGAAATCGAAAGGAATTAATATGACAGAAAAAAGAAACATACATGCGTTAATAGAAAAAGAAGCACCAAGCTTAAATAATTTATTGGATCCAGAGGACGTCAAAGAGTTTAAGTCTATGACAGCCGAGCTTCGTGATACATGGACCAAGAAACAAGTATTTAGAACAGAGACAGAAATGAGAATGTCTGTGTTACAGGATGCAAAGTATCCAACAAAAGCTTCTAAGTATTGGCAGTGTGTTAGAGAACAAAACGTATTCTTAGAAAACTTAATGAGTTTATCATTTGATTGTAGACGTAATGAAGCAAAAGTTAAATGGTTAGAGAAAAAAGTAGAGTCTGAAACTGATGAATACAAACTAGAGAAATATCAAATAGATTTAGATGAAGCTAGATATGGTTTAGCTAACATGCAATTAGTAGCACGTGACAGAATGAGAGAAATTAAATTATGGTCAACTCTTAAAAAAGAATTTGATGACGGTTCATTTGATACTCAAGATGTCAACAGACACCAATTAGATTCTTATCATCAGATTATGAAAAATAAAGCAGAGACATTAACATCAGGTTCGAGTCAACCAGAAGTGTTTAATGTACTTGGACAATTACAAACTATCGAAAGAGTTAAAAAATCAGGAGAAATGATTTACAACAAGAAAGAACAATTGACCAATGATCTCGGAGCCAAAGACAAGTAGACAACTTTTCTTTTTAGTAGCACTTCCTAGATCTGGTAATACTTTATTTGCAAGTATTATGAATCAGAATCCTGAGATAGCTGCAACACCTAACTCTATTACATTAGAGATAATGAAAGATTTGTTTTTACTGAAACAAACAGATGTGTTTCAAAATTATCCAGATCATAAGTCTTTAGATAATGTATTAGATTCCGTGTATGATACTTACTATAAAGATTGGCCACAACGTATAATCATTGACCGTGGTCCTGTAACAACACCTGGTAATTTTCAATTGATGCAAAAACATTTTAAACGACCTTTTAAATGTATAGTGATACTTAGAGATTTAATGGATGTGCTAGCTAGTTATATGCAGTGGTACACAGAAAACCCTGATGCATTTCCTAATAGATATGATTGTAAAAACGATGAAGAAAAATTAAGTATGATTATGAATAAAGATGGTGCTGTTGCAAAAGATTTAGAAGCTATAAAAAATTCATATAACTATAAAGATATTTGTCATTATGTAAAGTATGATGACATAGTTACAAATCCAGAACAAGAGTTTAGAAAAATATATCAGTTCATAGGTGAGCCTTATTTTAATCACAGGTTTAATAATTTAGATCAAGTAAATGTAAACGGTTTATCTTATGATGACAAAATAGTTGGTAGTAATATGCATAAACTATTTGATGGACCTGTAAGAAAAGTATACAACCCTTATATTGAAAAAATTCCAGAAAGGATAAGACAGAAATATGAACACATCAGATTTTAGTTTTGTATTTTTAGGTCAGTCGGTATTAAAATACCAAGTGCCTTTGGATGTATATAATACAATTAATCATATTTACGAAACAAAGTATCCTGAATTAAAACCTGCTAATAAACAATTAGTTGGTAAGATTGAAAAAGAACATAGCTTATTTTTTAATGGTGAAGATAGTCCTAAGATGACTAGACATAATCATTTACCTAATAATGTGTTACAGTGGTTTGAACAAAAGTTTAGACATTATTTAGAATGGAATAAAGTCAGACAATATGATTTACATTTTAATTCTGTGTGGGTTAATACTATGTTTGAACATGAATACAATCCAGTGCACGTGCACCAAGGATCATTGTTTACAGGTCTATCCTCTGTTATGATTTTAAAATTACCTGAGTCTTATGGTGTAGAA